ACCTTGAGCAACTTGAGAAGCAGCAGTAGCATTAGCAGAACCAATTCCTAAATTTGCAATATTGGTTGCAGTACCAAGTTGAGCATTAGCTGATCCTGTAGTTCCTGATAATCCCAATCCTGCATTAGCTAGGTCAATAGCTGAAATATTGCCTCTTTGAGCTTGAAATTGATTAAATCCTTGTTGTTGCTGAGTCATATAATTACTCAAAGCATTTTGATAGGCATTAGAAGCATAATCTTCAGCAAATTTGGTTCTAGCCATATTTGCATTAGAACCGCCACCACCTACGTTGACGTTTTCGCTAGTAGCTCCCAAACCTTGATTTTTCATGAACTCATAGTTAGCTGGTAATTGAGCCATAATATCGGCAGTAGTAGCTGGTTTGTAAGTTTGATATTGCTGATTAAAATATGGATTATTTGAAGTTAAACTGCTTAAAGCAGTATTTGTTCCATAATTTGCATAAGGAGTAAATTGTTGAGAAGCTTGTTGACCAGCAGCAAGTAAATTGCCTTGTTGTGTCAAAGCAGCATTAGCTTGTGTATTAGCTGCATTTTGCGTAGCATCAGCTTGCATACTGGAGCCAAACAAATTACCTACTGTTGATATAACTGCACCAGTAATAACTCCTGCCATAATCCTTCTCCTTAATTCCCAAAACCGAGGTTATCAGTTAACAGCATTTTAATGCCGTTAGTGAGTTTTTCGGTATCTTTTTGTTCAGTTTTAACTTCTAAAGCCAATCTATTAGACAATAATCCACATTCAGGAATAACAAATAATCGTTCTTCAACTGTGTCTAAATTGGTGCAATCATCTGGATTTTCATAAATATCAATCCAAATAACTTCTTCTTCAAATATGCGCCCAACTCGCTTAATTCCTGCTGGGGCATCAAACTCCAAAGGAGCTGTTAAAGTACGAATTTCATCGCCTATATTTACAGCAATTTTACCTTTTACAAGTTTTATTTTATATGGAGTCTTGTGTTCTGCTCCAACAATAACTGACCAAGCAGGGGCAATCATTGTGCGAATATATTTGCCAGGTTCAAAATCATGCAAAAACTTCACATCAGCTTGAGGCATTTGCAAAAGAGCTTCTTGAAGCCGTTCAACTTTTTCTCTTAATGGAACAGTAGGTAAAAACCCTTTGCCATAAGTAACATTAATTGTATGTTCCATTATGTAGCTGCCGTTTGCGCTGTTAATATGCCATTGGTAAAGGTCATACTGCCATTAGCCCCTAAAGTAGTCAATTTAGCTGTTGTAATGGTTACTGAAAGACCGCTTCCCAAGCCTAAGTTAGTCCTAGCTCCTGAAACTGTTGTAGCTCCTGTACCGCCTTGCAATATAGATAAAGCCGTAGTTAATCCTGAAAGGCTTGTAATATCGCTATTTGCGCCACTAGCAGCAGTTCCTAAATTGGTTCTAGCACCAATAGCAGTAGTAGCTCCAGTACCGCCATTGGTTATATTTAGCGTTCCAGCAAGGGTTATAGCCCCAACTGTAGAAGTGGCAGGAGTTAATCCTGTAGTGCCTCCGCTAAAAGATAAAACACCAGTATTGGCAATAGTTACTGCACCAGTAGAACTAGAAGCAGATATTCCTGTTCCAGCAATAATAGAAGTAACGCCTGTATTGTTAAATTGAAGCGTTCCTGCTCCTGCAACAATTCCTATGCCAGTTCCAGCCGTAGGAAAATTGACTGTATATCCTGTACCATTTCCGATCAATAATTGACCATTACCAGGAATAACTGTAGTTCCAGTACCTCCAGAAGTTACCCCTATAGCATTACTAACATTTATTGCTATAAGGTCAGGATATTGAAGCCATTGAATCCATTCCCTTGCTGGTCTTTGAGTCAAAGGATCAAGAAAAGGACTTTGTGGATACCGAATATTGGTATTAATGGGTTGTGGGGTAGCCATTAGTTTTCCCCACCTTCAGCCTTCAAATTAGCAGAAACAATAACGGCTTTGATTGGATCGGAAACCACTACTTCATAAATCCGATCTCTTGCCCAACCTAATCTGCGCCAAATGGCACGATTGTTGTATTTTCCGACTTTACCAATAGTTATCCAATGCTCATTAGACCATGTAGAACCGCCATCAGATGACCAACGGAGCATAGACTGAGGATCATCACCTTGACCAGTTTGCAAGCCTACGCCTGGCTGAAATTGTATCTGCATTTCTGCAAAATACTGACGTTGAAGGTCTGAAACTAAATGAGGGCATCTACGCAATCTACGAATCGTATTGCCATTATCTGTATAAACTTCATTGTTTAACTGATAAATTTTGCCGTTTTCGTAATCACCTACTAAATAGACGTTTCCAAAGAAAGCACCGCAATTTGAACGATGACGATGGTATCCAGTTAAATTATCCCAAGAAAGCCATTTATGCCAAGATTTAGTGGTTAAGTCATAAACCCAAGTTAAATCAATGGAAGGAAATGTCACTACATAGAACTCATGGCCTTCTAGACGATAAGTATAGGCAACTGCATCACTTAGTTTCACATTCATCAAAGTCTGCTCTACAGCATGATTTGATAGCCTTACAAAGGTATAGCCTTGAATTGCTCCAATAACGCCTTGACCACGAGCATCTTGAGAAACAAACATAATCTGTTCTTCAAATTGGTAAACACTATTAAAAGCAGCGCATCCATGCTGAAGCATAGTGCCTGAAATACGAGCAAATGGAAAAGTAGTTAATCCTGAGATTTGACTTCCTACATCTACCCAAACTTCAATTGTTTGATCACCCATTAAATAAACTTGTCTATGATCTGCAATAACGCAAATAATAGGATCAGGCTCACCATCTTTTGTGCCGTAATAAGCAGCAGTTGAATAAGGTGAAGAAATATCAGTCGCAGCCCAATTATTAGTGCCAACTTCGTTGTAAATGTTGTAATTGTCGATTACGTCACAACAAGAAGCACCACGCCAAGGGCCATCTGTATAAGGAATTTCAGTAAAAGTATCTGTAGCAGGAACGTAGTAATAGCGTTCTAAGCCATCCACAATAAATGCAAAAATGCCATCTGTAGGGCTTCTATTGTAAGAAATCTGGCATGGGCCAGTAGTCGTATCAATAGTGCCAATTAATGTTGCGTTGTAAGCCTCATCTACCTTATAGACTCGATCAGCGCAAATCACAATCATAATAAAAGGAATAGTTCCATGCAAAGGAAACATTGCCCTTACTTCACCTGGAAAAAGCTGAACAACTTCAACTAAGCCTGGAGTAGGATATAAAGCTACTGCGCCTCTAGAACCTTGACCTTTATTAGGATCAATCTCCAAGTAAAAGTTAATACATTCCTGATCATCTTGATAGATGGAAGGAGCTTCATAGGATGGGCCAACAAAGCCAAAATCAGCCATTATTGAACATCCTTATAAGCTTCGCCACTACGAATTCTTCTAATAGTAGTTTCACCAACACCATATTGTCTAGCAAGTTTAGCCAAGTTTCTATATCCTAAAGATGTACGTATTTCACGAACTTCATTTTCAGAAAGAATTCTTTTAGCTAATACAATTTTGCCTTTCATGGCTTTGCTAATTTTAGCTTTAGATTCTGCGGAAAGAGTTGTTCCAGCTTTATTTTTATTGCCAATACGAACATAAGACATTTTTGCTCTAGATTCAGCAGAATGTTTTTTGCCTTTAAAAGTCATTCCCCATGTAGAAGCACCATAAGTATTGCCTTTTAATTTGGCTTTATGCTCCTCTTTATGCTTGTATCCAGTTGCGCCCTCGCCACCATCAGTAAGATTGCAAAGTTCAATTCCCATATCTTTCATACAAGCTATTAACAATACTTCATGGTCTAAAGCTTCAACTTCGGTATCCCAATGAGCAAGTATTTGAACTTCATAGCCATACTTTGCAACTATATTTTTCCAATAATCGTTACGATTTTTAGAATAAGCCCTTCTACCTATTCCTTTACCAATATAAAAAATAGTTCCGTCTGGCTTAGCATGGGCATATGTATAGTGTGTTTTCATAAAGTTATTATACCACCACTTAGTTTCATGGTTTAACGGAAGAAGCCCCCTGACAAAATCCAACCAGCATCACGACTACGACCCACCAACATAGAGTCTGGATAACCAGCAGCAGCTATTGGTCGCATATTGTTGCGTTTAATAGTTGACTTAGATTGAGCTGCATAAGCATTAATCATGCCAATTTGCGTTGCAGAAGCTTTTCCATACATCGGCATCAAGCGTTCAGCCAAATTCCATCTGAGAGCCATTGAATAGCCTTGTGGAAGCACAATGTCATCATACAAAGTTTCATAGTTGCTAAAAATGGTAGATGAGAACATATGCATCTCACCTTGAGCTGGATTAGGCCATACAAAGACGTTACCAGTATCAGCATTAGGATTGTAATAAAGGGCTTTAGGCCAAGGGCCGTTCAAAGTCTTTAAACCTATTTGATTGTAATTATCCAAAGACAAAACCGCTACTTGGTAATCTAAACCGCCATTGGGTATAGGTTGACCATTAGAATTTGTATTAATTCTGACGTAAGCCTGATCAATAAACAATGGTTTTTGATAATAAGCAGTAATAAGCTGAGAAGTTACAGGAGTTGTATAAGTAATGTTTAGTTTATAAGTACCAACTTCATTGACTTGACCACCAGCACCAGTAATAAATTCAACAATCTTAGTGCCAGCAATAATTCCTGTGCCTTTTAATGTTTGCCCTTGTGCAACTGCGCCTGTAGAAAGGCTAGTTACAGTCAAAATATCGCCAGCAATAGAGCCTGTAAAAGAAGCTCCAATATAATTTGCAGTTGATGGTCTAGGGCCAATGGTGTATTGAACCTGACCAGAGATTAAAGGAAATATGATTTCTGTGGTATTAAATACCATCATATCTTCGTTTGACCATTGATCAATCAGGTCATTGAGCATATCAAAAGCATCTTGAGCAGAATCAGCCGTTGGAACTTCTCCAGCTTCTAATGCGCCAATATCTTTTAATGCTCTGCTAATAATGTCTAATGGCTTTGTCATTGAACTAACTCCACTAAATCTCCAACATTTAAACCATCAACAAAAGTAATTGTTGTTGTATTAGTTTCATTGTAATTTACTGTATTTATTTGTTTAGAGCCATTTACATAAACTTTTAATGAATTTGATCCAATTAAATAAGTAAATGGTACTGTAATGACAGTTTGACCTTGTGTTGCTGTAACTGTTCCTTCTTGTCCTGATGATGCAAGTCCTTGCAAATTGTCCATTGTCCAAATTAAAACATTATTGGCATCTTGCAAAACAAATTTATAAGAAAATCCATTTAAAATCCATATTTCACTTGGTGGTCTGCCAGATGCATTTAAAACAATAGGATTGCTATTTTGAATATTTCCAGCAGCAGAAGTATATGTAGCTAAAGGAGTAGAAGTTCCTGCTTGATAGGTATAAATCAAACCACCTGATAAAGGAACTCCATTATTATCAAAAAACTGCCATCCTGCGCCACCTAAAGGTGATAAATTAACTCCCATATAAGCTCCTAATTAGGGGTAAAGACTTGAGGCAACCAAGGCGCAACAACAGTATTTTGATTATTTAATTCATTTAACTGTTCTTCTAGCCTAGATTTTATAAGATTTATGCCATCTTTTATAGTTTCTTGTTCAATCCAAGAAGCTACCATTTCTTCTGTAACTTGTTCAAAAGGTACTTTTAAAGAAGGGCAATCAAACCACCAATTACCTTCAGTTTCCACAATTTTATCTTCATAAAAAAGTTCTACTTTGTATTTGGCATAAGTAATCAAACCATCAATGGCTGATATATCAAGAATTGACCATTTATAGTTCATTATTTAACCTTTAATAAATTATTATTTGACATACCAATTTGTACCATCAAAAACAATGGTTAAACATTGACCAACAAGAACACTATAAGTAGCGGTTATTGCAATATTTCCACCAACTTGTAATGTACAAGCAGTATCAAATATTAAAGTTCGTTTGTCGTTAATCCAGCCAGGAGTTATGCTTGCA